CCCATTGAGTAAAGGTATTAGCAGCCATTATTTAGTTATTTGACCAATAAAATCTTCGGGTTCGTCTTCTTCAGGGCGTTCGTTGATTAGTTTGTCTGCCATTTTAGAAATTTTGTCTTGACCACCGCCGTGTTTTTCGGCAAGCCATGCATTTTCCTCAGGTGTAAGAGAAGGTAGTTTTTGGGCTGTGGGGTTACCAAAACGACTTGGGTTGCTTGCAACTGATTCAGCAATCCATGCTTCTTCTTCAGGAGTAAGTCCAGGGGTTGGTGTTGCAAATTGCTCACTTAAACGCCCGCCTGCAACCCAAGTACCAGGGTCATATTTGCGGTAAGTTTTTTTCATTGAAGTCCTCCAGAGGAGGTTCCGCCTAAAAGACCACCTTGTCCACCACCAACTGTGGAAACGGGACGAGGTGGGCGTGACAGAAACTTTTGGTATTTGCCACTAGCGGGTTGACGGTTACGTTTACGAGAAGTCATTAATATGAAGTTTTTGGTGGTTCGTAGGACGGGTCTTTTTCCATCTTCCGATACTGTTCGTCTTCCCAAGCAGTTGCTTGCTCTTCTGGGTTCATTTGATATTTTGGTTTTAGAGAATCTTGATACTGAGCAGCATACGCAGCCTCTGCTTCGTATTCTCCTGCTTCGCCGTAACTGTCTTCTCGTGCCTGCATACCTGCATTCAGCATTGCGTACATGTTGCCGTACTCGCCATCCATGCCACCTCGTTGGGTGACTCTTTTCCCGTTATGTGTTGTCATAATAAGTCCTTACTTAATAATTGGTTTAAAAGAAATTGCAGAGATTGTTTCTCCGTCATTACCAGGAATGTCATCAAACCCAATAACAAAAGATAAATCAATTCCACGTGGGGCAACAAAGCCACGGGCGATAGCACAGGCTTTGGCTGCTTGGTTTACCGCTGATGCGCCAATAGCACGCATTTTAGGCAATTGCCCAGCATTAATAGCACGAGCCATGATGGAACCTACGGATTGCGGGTTGCTAGAACCCGATACCTTCAGAATATCGTCAATGGTGGTGTTCAGTTCTTGTGACATAAAAGACTCCTAGTAGAATAGTTATACCTTTATTTTACTGATAACCAGCCTCATCTAAGAGCCCTGTAAGGTCTTCTAGACGCATCACAACGTATGAATCACCCAATGCTTTTTCCCCTTTACCAGGGCGTTTAACAACCAACACAGGAACTGCACCACCAAGGCGTTCAGCCTGTTCTACAGTGTCATTAAGCCACTGGCTCAGTTGAAATGCTTTTTGGTTCTTGCATTGAACTGCCACCCTCCTAAGAGGGCTCTTGCGAGCAATCCCATTGATATCCCCAGTGTCATTGCCACCAGATAGTGCAGGACGGTGAGCATTGATAAACCCCTTGTTGATTAGGTAGTCCCTTACAGAAACTTCAAACGATGTGCCTTTGGCTTTAGACTTATTCATCTCAGCAATAGTTGCTGTCTATGATGGATTGAACCAAGTCAAGGTTCCCCGTCTTTGTTATCGGGATTCTCTGAGTGTGGTTGTGGAGAAGACAGTTCTCTGACTCCTCATACCATTTGACAACATTGGCAATGCTGACATTGATGCTACCTTCTGGTGATACTTCAGCCATAAGATAACCTTTCTAAGCGTGAAACTTCTGCTTCAAGTTCTAATACCCTATTGCGTAACTTAACAATTTCCTCAGCGGCGTTGTGAACAACCACGTTGGCAAAAAGGTCACTGTAACCAAAACGGTCAAGAAGTTCATCTACAAGGTCGTAAGTCATACACGCTCCGTAATTTGTACAGATACATGGTGCTTTTTAAACTCGCCACACCAACCTTTTGTTGGGGATGTAGGAAAACCAGAACTAGTAGTACTAGAGCCCACAGGTGGGTACCTACGGCACTCTACCCAATCAGAGCCACTGATAGGCATTGCAAACTCGCAAGTGATACATGATTTAGTGACCATAAAATGACCTTACTTTTTCTCTTAGTTTTTCGTTTTCTTCTTCTAATTTTTTACAATGTTCAACCCAAAATTTGATAACTCTACGTTGTTCCAGCAATTGTTCGTTAACTGGCAAATCGGGCATGTGGTTCATTTAAACTCCCCTAGGTATTGTTTAGCAATGCTTGCAAGGTGGTCAATGCCATGATTGGTGATTACCCAACCCTTTTTAGTTTCTGTAAGGAGACCGTGGCGAGTCAACAAATTGAAAGATTCTGCAACCTTACTGGGGCGGTTAAATTTGTGTGGAAACAACGCCAGTGTCTGTTCAACGCCAATGGGTCGTGTACGATTCATACGAGCGTACCGAAGGGCAACGTGGGTGCCCCCACCATAAGTAAACTTGTCCCTCACGCTGTGTACCGTGCTTGTCTACGCTCTTGTGGAGCAAGGCTGATGCGCCTGCTTAACTCACGACTAATAACTTGGGCACCACGTTCACAACGCTCAAAGACAGACTCAACCAGTTTACGGTAGGCACGCTTTTCTGAGTACAACTGCTGGGCTTCAACAACCTCAATCTTTGTGTCCCTGCGAGCCTTAGCAAGTGTTACAGTGTCACCTTTTTCTTTATCGTTCCATTGTCCAATAAGAGTCTCTGCTTCAATGACCTTTAAATTATTCGCAGCACGCTCTTCATCAATCTCAGCCAAAACCATGTCGGCTTTAGCGAAGGAAACCCAGGCCATAAAAAGAGTATAAAACTCCATAAGTTGGTTGTCAGGCAATTCGTCTAAGTACAATGGAATATCAGGAACGCCACCTTCAGGGCGGTCAGGCAAAGAAAACTTCTTAAGGAAGTCTCCCATGATGGAATGTTTAGGAGTCAGTGGGTTGTTCAAGGTAGTCGTCCTTCCAACAAACTTTTGAATAGGGGCAGTACTTACAAATGCGACTGGATGAATCTTCTGCAAGAGTCGGTCGCATCGGTGGTATTCCAGAATCTAGCGCCCTAATAACACTTTGACAACCTGCCAAGATATCTTCAATCAACTCTGCTTGGTACTTAACTGAAAACTCTTTTACATCCTGGTTGGCTTTCCATTCGTAAAGGAAAACACCTTCATGAATGCCAAGGCAGTACATATACAAGTTAAGTTGACGCAAGTGAGTAGGAAAAGGTTGGCGAACTTTCTTCCACATATCATTCTCAGATGTTGCAGACTTAAATGACTCGTAATCCTCCATGCGGATGGTGCCAGCACCTACGCTCTTAATCTCAAGGATGGCACGACCCTTCTTGTCATTGATGATGCCATCAGCGTGTCCCATGATGCGGTATTCCTCATTAAGGATAGGTACTTCAACTTGCTCAAGCACACCAGCGTCAGTAAGCCACTTCTGCCACTTGGCATGAATAGCGTGACCCTCAGCAAAGATGTTGAGTTTCTGAAATGTAAAGGTTTCACCCTGCTTTTCGTAACCTTTGATGGTGTACCAAGAGGAGCGTGGGCACCAATCCTTCTTGCAAATCTCCGAAGGGTGAAGATGCAAAGTATCACGAGTGCTATTGAGTTGTTCTTTAATAAGTTCTTTTTCAACTACAGGAACAAGACGACCTTTAGAGGTAATCAAGTTCTTATAGTTTTTGAGATGCCATGGTGTGTCAGCCATTTTCTGCTGCCTTAAATTCTTTTAATGCTTGTCTGTACAAGTCGGGGTTTAATGTGTCTGATTCTGCAACTTCACGCCATAAGCGTGCAGCACGTTCCCATTTTGTTTGAGGAATTGGTTTATCTATACGTAAAGAATCTTTAAAGTTACTTTTGTAATTTGAATGAAAGTACAAATAGTTGCGTCCAAGTCTTGTAGCAAACACACAACCTTCTGAATGAAGGTTGTTTAAAGTTGCATTAACTGTGTTACGTCCACGTTTAATATTTTGATTATCAAGAAATTCGTTGATGTCTTTAGAGGTAATACCTTTGTCATGGTGCTCAACTACTTTGAGAACGTGTTCGTAAATATCATTCATTTTCTAACATCGCTAAAAAATCATCTTCAACAAGAACCACGTAGCCACGATTATTGAGGTCAAACTGAAGGATAGGTATACGGTCTTCAATAATTGCACGTTGTCGTAACTCCCTTAAATCAAGTTCTTTGATTGTAATGCTTTTGGTTCCTGTTGTAAACTTGTTTTCAATAAGAAGGGTCTCAGAGCGTACATCATTCTTGCGTAACCAACCTGAACCACTACCAGCGTTGCGACTGCCTTTGTAGGCTCCTGCTGAACGCTTCTCTTGCTTTACTGATTTTTTGAGGATGGCTTTGCGGTCTTCTTTATCAAGAGTCACTAAGCGTCCAACCCAAACTTTTTCCAGACCTCATCTTTGATGGCTGCTTGAAGGTCAAGGTCTTCACGCACACCAGCAATGAGGGCTTCCTTACCTTGCCACTTTTGGTCATGGTACGAGTAGAAAGCGCCAGCACGAGTAATGATGTCTTCAGAAGCAGCAATGTTCACAATATCTTTAATGACATCAAAGTCACCAAAGTTAAAACCTTTGCTTTGTGTAAAGTAGAAATCAATAACTGCTACTTGCTGTGGCTTGTAAGTTTTGTTTTTCATGGTACGAGCCTTGATGGTTTGACCAACTGTCTCGTCTTTTTCTTTAAGCCATTCATCACGTTTAACTTCTACACGGCAGAAGTAGTGGAAGTTCTTTGCTTTGCCACCTGGTGTAGTGCGATTATCGCCCCACATGACACCAATCTTTTCACGCCATTGGTTAATGATGAGACCTGTGCAGCCCCTGTCCTCATGGACAAGAGAACGCTTCTGTGACTTGGATGACTTACGAAAGAACTTACCAGTAAGTCGTGCGCCAAGTCCCATAGTGAACTCCTCCATAGTTTTCTCAGCCTCATCGGTTGGAACAAGTGCAGGAAGAGAGTCAATAACAATCAAGTCAATTGCACGGTTGTCCATAACCTTCAATACAAAGTCATACACGTTTTCCATAATGTTGGATTCAACTACCCACAGGCGTTCAAGGTCTACACCAATAGCCTTTGCGTACTCAGGAACATACTCTTCAGCAGCAATCCACAGTGCGCAAAAATTAGGGTCTGCCGCTTGGTTAGCCGCAATAGTTTTGTATGCCAGTGCAGTCTTACCTGATGACTCTTCACCAATGATTTCACTCCATTGATTAACAGGCCATCCGCCACCAAGCATCAAGTCATATGCCAATACACCCGTGGTAATACGGGGAAGTTCTTCTTGAATGCGAGAACCTTGTACAACCACCTCTTCTCCATACTTTTTATTCATGGATGAAATTAATGCTTGTAATGTTTCGTGGGTTGCTGTTGACATGTTGACTCCTTAGGACCAGTTTGATTCGTCACCTTGGTGGTAGATGCCATTCCAACCACATGTGTAACAACGTGGAGCAGGTGCATTACCACCAATGGTGGTTCCCCCAGTTGCTTTAGTACGACTAAAAACGTAACCGCCACCGCAAGCAGGGCATGTCATCGTATCACGGCGAGAAGCCTCTCCGCCATTCGTAATGCCCATTCTTAGTGCTTCACTAAAAGATTCTGGTTTAACAGTATTTTGTTGTGCAGGACTTTGTGTAATGGGTTCTTGTGTTGTTGGTTGAATGTGTGCAGGAACCGTTGTAACAGGGTGTGTGAACTGTTGTCTTGGTGCAGTTGGTTTCTCACCTGCAAGTTTTTTGGACCACCAATCAGTCATCGTCTTCTTCTTCTCTAATAGGTACTACAAATGCTAGTTTTTCAGAATCCATAACTTTGTTAAGCATTGCTACACCATAAATAGTAAGAAGGCTTTGAAAATCTTGGCTGCTTGTTTCTGCACTGATTCTTTCAGTTTTCTTTAAAAATTGAGTCATCCATTTAGATGATTGTTCAACTTCTTTAAGAAGACCATAATGCATGAAAACTGCCCACCTTGTCAAGACATCTTTGTGTTCTTCTTCTTCCACATCTGCGGAAGGGTATGAAAAGCCCATGTCTCTTGCAAATGTTTGACCTTCTAAAGTTGAAAGTCTTAAATAAAAATTGCGTTTATCTAGGCTACTCACCCTTTAGCCTCCGCCCATGTACTCGCAATATCGCAAGATACCCGAAGTGGGACACCTTGAATAACCGTGTTGTGCCCCATTGAGGTCATAAACAATTCTTTCATTCCTAATGCCTCTTCTATTGGTGCAACTGCGATTAATTCGTCATGAACCTGAACAAGGACTTTTAAACTAGTCCCCTTGAAGGTTCTATCAATGTCAATCATAGCCTGCTTGCAGAGGTCTGCGGCTGACCCTTGAACCACCGCATTAACGGCTTGGCGCTCTGCACGAGACCTAAACTCTGAGTTACCTGAAAGGAGGTCAGGAAGCCTCCTACGCCGTCCTGTGATGGTCTCAACGTATCCAAGCCTGCGTCCTTGAGCAACTATCTTTTGCTTCCATTCTGTGAGCCCTGAGAATTGGCGGTAATACTCTTGAATCATATGTTGGGCTTGCTCAAAAGAGATACCCGTAGTGCGTGCCAGTTTTCCAGCACCACCCCCATATGCCGTTAGGAAGTTAACTCCTTTACCAATTTGGCGTTCATCACTGGTTACGTCTTTTATTGCCTTACCAAATAGCAAAGCAGCAGCGCCAGTGTGAATATCAATGTTGTTGTTAAAAACATTAAGTAATTCCTTATCTTGTGAAAACATTGCCATTACTCGGAGTTCAATCTGGTCGTAGTCAGCCACTAACATGGTTTGCCCTTCAGGAGCAACAAAGAGACTGCGAATACTGGATTCACGAGGAATGTTCTGGAGGTTGGGTCCTGATGAGGACAGCCGACCTGTGGCTGTGCGGTGAAGGTGAAAGGACGGGTGCAACCGACCCTGATTCAACTGAGGAAGAAGACCATCAACATAAGTTGACTTAAGTTTCTTAGTTTCAGCCCAACCCAAGAGCATGGTGATAGCAGGATGTTTGTGTTCAAGGAACTTGAGACTTTCCTCATCTACAGATGGTTGTCCTGTGGTAGTCGTCTTGTGAGGTTTAAGGGCTAAACCACCTTCACGTTTTTTATTAAACAAAAACTGTTGCTTGTGTTTTGTGGAGTCAGGGTTAAAACCAATAGGTGTGTAATCAGACAAATCCAACAAGATAGTTTGCAACTTAGTATTTAACTCTTTACCAAGGCTTACTAACTGTCGTTCGTTTACAGGAATGCCTGTGTTCTCCATATGCATAAGTACTTCTAATACTTGAGAGTCTTGATAAAAGCAACGAAGTAATCCTTCATGCGTACAAATCTTAGGCCATAGACGCTGGTGCAAAAGCCAGGTCCAACGCACATCCAAATGAACATACCTAATAGCCTTGTCATAGGGAACAAAGTCAATAATCTTACCTAACTTGCCATCACGAGCGTAAGCGTCATGCTTACCGTAATTCCTCATAATAAGGTTCTCAAGAGAATAAGACATTAAGTTTTCGTCTACAAGATGTTGCATCAACATAGTGTCAGCGTAAGGACCAACGGGGATGTCTCCGCCGTAATACTTGCTAATGGAGCGAGCGTCAAACTTTACGTTTTGCCCAATCTTAACTAATGCCTCGTCAAAGAAAAGTTCTTTAAGAACACGAAAGACATCAGCCTTATTTAATTGCTCAGGCGCTTCATCGTATGTAGCAGGAATGACATACTTGATTTTAGCCATGGACTCTTGTCCATTCTTAAGAATCTTCCTATAACCCTCAGGTGGTGTAGTTGTACCATCGCCTACTTCTTCTGGTATCAAAGTGATACCACGCTTGTGACCCATAGGAATAGCCCATGATTTACCAGCAGTGGCTAACCCAATCCAAAAAACCTCGTTACGTAATGGGTCAAGTGCCAAAGACTTTCTGTACTGTGCTTCAAAGTTTTCACGAGCACGGTTAGCAATCTCAGGGCTTGGATTCTTAAGAGTTGAAAGATGCTTCTTCCAATCTTGAATCATTACCTCTTCTACGTCAGGGTGGCGCTCTAAAACTCCACGGGTTTCAACGTCAAAAGCAAACATGCCAACGCTGCGAATTTCTTCAACAACGTTGGCAAGTTCAGCAAGAGTTGAAATAACGTGGGGTGTTGACCCCACTGTCATTAGGCTTCTTCCGCTGCGATTGCAATCAGGTCAGAGCGGTTAGGAATCTGAATGATGTCAGCGGTGTATGCCTTCTCAGACCACAGTGCTTGGTCGGCATCTGTGAAGGAGGTAATGCTCCACTCTTCAAGGTCACGGTCACGCACCAACTGGTGTGCTGTTGCGCTAGTTGCGCCCTTACCAGTCTTGCTGACTGCCCAGAAGTGCTTAGACAAAGGTCCAGTGCGTGGGTCATTGTGGAAGTTCTTCAACTGGTCAATGACACGAGGTCCAACTTCATACGAACGAAGAGCATGGTTGCCATCAGAAGCAAGCAGTACAACGTTAAAAGCAATACGAATAGATGGGCGGTTGCCTGCATCGCAAAGTGGGCACTCGTCAAATTCACCAATGCAAACAAATGACTTCTGACCTTGACGCTCCACCCAGTGTTGCCGCCATGATGCGTATGGTTCATCGCTAAGGAACTTAATAATGATGGGCTCATCTTCAATGCGAAGGCGAGTGGCATATGGGGAATCTGCGTCCTTTACAGCGGAGAGACCCTCCCAGCCTGAGCGGATAATACGGCGAGCAGCAGTTGCTGTTGCCGTGGTGGTTGGTGCGGAAGTTGGAACTTCCGCTTCTTCATCAAAGTCGTGTGACATTTCGTTACTTTCTTTATCTAGGCCAGTTTTGTTTTATGTGTTTTTTGGCAGACTCCCATTGAGCATGCAGTGGGTCATCTAAAAGATATCTTTCCACAGTTTCAATGATGAAGTCAAGTTGCCTCAGACTATAAAGTCTGTATCCCTTAGATTCTTTACCTGGCAGTTGAGAACCTTCGGGAGGTGGTGTGCGGAAGTTAGCCTTTGGCAAAATGCCTCGGTACTCCCACATACGGATGGTATTGGCTTTGCGACCTAACGCTTTACCAAATTCTCCAACCGTAAAAAACTGTTGGGCTTCATCGTTAATAATGAAGACCTTAGATTTTGCCCCATTGTATCGGTCAAAGCCGTGGGTCGCAACCTTCTTTTCAACAAGTTTATTTTTAGGTGGTGTCTTTCCAGGAAAATCAGGAAGGTCACCAAATAAATCAAGAGGGTCTTTCATGCCTTAAAAGCCCAAGTTTCTTTCTCAACGTAAAACTCTTGAATAGTTTCTGCAACGTCATTATTTTCCCAAGCAAGAGCAAGAAGTTTGTCTTCGTCAAGCAGTTCTACAACACGCTTAAGGTCATCCCAGCGTCCTGTTTCGTGTGCCCAGTTTTCTGCGCCACCTTCATTAAAAGAACGGCTTACTCGGCGTTCGTACTTTAACTCAAGTTCTCCAACTTTAAGCCACTTGTGGCCTTTATCGTCTTCGTACCCTTGGTCTTTAATTGCTTCAATAAGTTCAGCCCTCATGTCGTTCTGACGTTTTGTCAGCATGTCAATGGCTTCTTTAGACTTTTTAAATTCTTGTGCAAGTCGTTCGTAATATTCAGGTGTTGTCATTTTATACCTCAGAGTTATTCATAAACTCTGTTAAGGAGCCTACGTTCAGTTCAAACTTACCATGGTCGTCATAGCCTTTGTCAATAAAAGCACCATTAATTCCACGTTTTTGTTGCAGCATCTCGTACTGCCTTTCTTCAATAGACCCTTTCATTACGAATGAACTAATTGTAACGTGAGGGTGTATTGAAGATAATCGGATGATACGAGCATCCCGTTGGTCTAGTTTTCCAGCAGACCATGGGAGGTCATAGGAAATAAGGTAGTTGGCATTCGGTAAGTCCACGCCATAGCCACCTGCGTCTGACGATAAAAAAAGACGGACATTTGGGTCAGTTGCAAATCTTTGTTTAGCAATGTCCCGTTCTTCAGCAGACATTCCTCCCATAAATAAAACGCTTTCAGAAATTTTCTGCGTTGCTTCC